AGTAGATAAGAACCTTCGTTTATATGACATGGTTTCTACTCTATGTCATGAACTTACTCATCTTAAACAATACTACAGAAAAGAGATGGTTCATCTTGACTGTGGCAGAATACGTTGGAAGAAAAAAGTATATAAAGAAACTTTTGAATATGACAAACAGCCTTGGGAAAAGGAAGCGTTTAAAGTAGAAACACAATTAGCATTAGATTGCTTTACAGAAATTTTATAAGCCGGTTCTTCCGGCTTTATTTTTTGTATAAATAGTCTTAACTATTGATATTAGGGAAGAACATATGTTATCTTTTACACATTTTTTAAAGGAGGCTGCATTGAGAGTAGACACTACGCAAAACGCTAGTATTACTGAATTATTTCCAGCTTTAGCATTTAATAATAATTATAAGCCGACTGATATTAACAAATTTGCTGATTGGCTAAGGGCATTAAAACTTTCCTCACCTAAGGCTAAAACTGCATTTGTTACAACCTCTAATGTAGAGGCAGGAGCTAAAGTAATTGAAACTACTTCTAGTATGCAAGCTAAGTTTTTTAAAGACAAAATGAATAACGCAATTGGTATAACTAATTGGCTGTACTCTATAAACAGAACTAAGAAAATTAAAAGGGTAGTTTGGGGTTATAGAGAAAAACCAACAGGAATTCCTAAGAATCACGCTGGTGATATTTTTATTTTTTTTAACGATGGTAGTACAATAGGCGTGAGCTTAAAGGCTGGAACTAAGAAATCTAAAGAGCCTTTGTTAAATACCTATGTAGGTACTACGTTTAAAAAAATAAAACAAGAAAAGAAACTTACAAAATTAGCTGATGCTATGTGGGATACTGTATACTCAAAAATACCTGGTGTCAATTCTGTTGCTACAAAACGTGACTATATGGAACGTGGCATTAAAAACAAAGTAACCGAAAAATATATTGAATACTTCTTAGAGAATGAAGAAGCTGCCAATAAGCTCTATACTGAGATGCTTTATGTAAATAGAGTGCATATGACTGATGCTATTAATTCTTTATCACTAAAAGAATTTAAAGATTGGGTTATATCTAATTTCAATCTTCAGCTACCTACAACTGACGGAGATATACCTTTAATCTTGGTAAAAGCTGTAGGTAAAACTGCAGAAGAAAAATCAGATGATCTTGCTGCTATGATAGGTACACTTACTTCTTTTAAAGCTGTACTTAATACTTCATCTGTACAAGAATGGTTTATTGAAATAGCTGACGCTACAGGTAATAAAGCAAAAATGAAAATGGCTATTAGAAGTGATGCCGGAGTTAGAGCTGGCAAAGCACCAGGAAAACAAGGCAGATTAGGTAAATACACACAACTTAAATTACAGTATTCAGGATTAGTATAATAATGATAAACTTTAAATCGCATACTATCACAGAAGCTGCTTCTTCTAAGAATACACATATGACTCATATCGAGGATCGTGTAATCTACGGAGGAGTTAACGGAGCTCGTGAAGCTATCTTAGCACTGAGAGCAATGCGAGACATGTTAGCAGGTAGTTCAAAGAAAACAACTGATGTGACTGTTAAATGGGATGGTGCACCTGCAGTATTTGCTGGTATTGATCCAACTGATAAGAAATTCTTTGTAGCAAAGAAAGGTATCTTTAATAAGAATCCTAAGGTATACAAATCACATGCTGATATCGATGAAGATACATCTGGTGATCTATCAGTTAAACTTAAGATTGCATTCGATGAACTAAGTAAGATTGGAATTACTGGTGTGATTCAAGGAGATCTTATGTTTACAAAAGATGATCTCAAGACAGAGACTATTGATAAAGTTAAATATATTACTTTCCATCCTAATACTATTGTGTATGCTGTGCGTGCAGATTCTACAGAGGCCAAGCTTATACGTAAAGCTAAAATAGGTATTGTAGTACATACATCTTATTCTGGTGATTCTTTTGAATCTATGAGAGCAACATTTAATGTTAATGCTTCTGCATTTAAAAAGTCTCCTACTGTGTGGTTGCAAGATGCCAATCTACGAGATCTATCTGGAACAGCTACTCTTACGCAGAAAGATACTGATGAAGTAACGAAAGCTCTTAGTGATGCTGGTACAATCTTTAAAAAGATTAAAGGTACAGCACTAAATGATCTTTCAAAGAATGAAGAACTCGCAGGACTTATAGAAACGTATAACAACTCGTTCGTTAGACGAGGAGAGAAGGTTACAAATACAACTAAGCATGTAGCTGGTCTCATTAAATGGATTGAAGAAAGATTTGCGAAAGAAGCAGGTAAAGTAAAGACACAAGTTGCGAAAGATCGTAAGTATGCAAAGAGAGATGAGTTACTTAAGTTTTTCTCTTCTGGTAACAAGGCTAATTTAAAAGCCATATTTGATTTACAGAATGCTATTGTAGTGGCGAAATTAGTTATTATAAATAAGCTTAATAAGGTAAACAATATTGATACATTTATCAAGACACGAAACGGATTCCAGGTTACTGGTGTTGAAGGTTTTGTTGCTATAGATAAATTAAAAGGTGGAGCAGTTAAGTTAGTTGATCGTATGACGTTCAGTTATAACAACTTCTCCTCTGATGTTATTAAAGGCTGGGACACACCGTCTCGCTCCTAATGGGAAGAAACATGGAACAAACAAACGAAGCGTTGACAACACAGCAACGCATGAAACTTAAACAGTCAATGCGTCGTAATAAAGCGAAGATTATGATGGGTCGTAAAAGATCTATGCGTAAACTAGCTTCAAAAGAAGTGCTTCAAAAACGTGCTGAAAAAGCTGCACGTAAGACACTCATTAAAAAGATGCTACGAGATAAAGACAAAGGTGATTTGTCTTATGCAGCACGTAAAGGTGTAGAAGATCGTCTTGCAAAGAAAAAGGGCCAGATCAAAAACTTAGCACGTAAGTTACTTAAGACTGTTCGTGCAAAGGATCGAGCTAAGCTCCAGAAGAAAAAACCTGGAGATAAGTAATGCAATTCAAGTCATTCGGTGAGTATGTAACCGAAGCAACAAAAGAAATAACCTTTACTTTTGGAAGATTTAATCCTCCAACTATAGGTCATGAGAAATTACTAGATGCCGTGGCTAAGGTTGCACGCGGTTCTAAGTATATGGTATTTGCATCCCAATCACAAGATGCTAAAAAGAATCCTTTAGACTATAACACTAAAGTTAAGTACATGCGTAAGATGTTCCCACGTCACGCACGTTCTGTACAATTAGATAAATCTGTTAAGAATGTATTTGATATTCTTGTAAAGATATATGATCAAGGTTATAACCGTGTTAATATGGTTGTTGGATCAGATCGTGTTAATGAGTTTGAAGCATTGATAGGTAGATACAATGCTAAGAAAGGCCGTCATGGTTTCTATAACTTTGAAGGTGGAGTTAATGTAATCTCTGCAGGTGAACGTGATCCTGATGCAGAAGGTGTATCTGGAATGTCTGCCTCTAAGATGAGAGCTGCTGCACAAGCAAACGATTTCAGCCTATTCACAAAAGGTTTACCAAAGAATTTTAAAGACGATAAACAATTGTTTAATGACCTACGTAGTGGTATGGGTCTTAAAGAATCTCATGATTATCGCCAACACATCCAATTACAAACAGTATCTGAAGAGCGTGAAGCTTATATTCAAGGTGAGTTGTTTGATAAAGGCGATGTAGTTGCTATCAAAGAATCTGATGAAGTAGGAACAGTTTCCATGCTAGGTTCTAACTATGTGCTAATTGAAATGGCAGATGGTAAGAAGATGCGTAAATGGTTAACTGATATCGAGAAGCTTGAAGAAGCTTGTTGGGAAACTCATAAGCAGATTGGTACTAAGATGAAGGGCGGAAAAGAAGTTCCTAACTGTGTACCTAAAGAATCACAAGATGCTGATATCAAAGATCGTGATGGTTCTCAACCTGCAAAATATCATAAAGGATTATCTAAGTCTACTAAGACTAAGCGTGATGCCCAATTTAAAAAGCAAGCTAAGATGGATGACGATGATCCTTCTGCGTATAAGCCTGCACCAGGCGATGCGACAGCAAAGACTAAAGTATCTAAACATACAAAAAAATATCACCAAATGTACGGAGAAGGCATGCAATCATTTAGCGAATACGAAGCATTATCTGAAGATGCAACTAAAGGTCTTAAAGGTAAAGCAGAAAAATCAGGCATGCCATTAAGCGTATTAAGACAAGTATATAAC